CAAGCTGAAGACTGCCACCCTGGCAGCCCAACTGCTGGGTCTGTTCGGCGGCATCAGCGGCGCCGGCGTGCTGGGCGCCAACCAGACGAACAAAACGTTCGCTGGCGCCCCCGGCTCCATGACGGAAGCCAACTTCCTGAACGTTGGCAACGTGGTGGCCGCCAAGGCCAAGCTGGGTGAGCGGGGTGACAACCTCGATTCGATCGCCATGCACTCCAACGTGGCGTACTACCTCCAGCAAGTCGGGATGCTGACCTTCAGCACCTCGGCCCTCTCCACCGGCGGCGCTGTCGTCTGGGGTGGCGGTGGTGTTGGCGTCACCCAAACCGAAGCCGCGTACTTCGCCGGCCTCCGCGTGGTGATCGACGACCAGCTGACCTACCTGACCGGCGGCACCTCCACCCACGCGGTGAAGTACCCGGTCTACCTGTTCGCCTCCGGCGTCGTCTCCGAGGGCATCCAACAGGATCTGCGCCTGGCCGCCGACCGCAACATCCTCTCCATGCAGGATGTTCTGGCTGTGGACTACCACTACGGCTACCACATCACTGGTACCAAGTGGGCCGCCGCCGGCGACAACCCGACCAACGCTGCCACCACCGGCAACCTTGGCGACACCGCCAGCTGGAGCCTCGTCTACAGCGCCGCCAAGCAGGTGCCCATCTGCCGCCTGCTCGTAAACACGCCGTTTGATGTCACGGCTTACTGATAACAACCTATCAGTAGGCTATGATCGGGGCTCTACGGAGCCCCTTTTTCATGGAAAGCCGGTCCATCCCATCTGTACTCGGATACAGCGCAACACGGTGCGGAAAAATTATCAGTCACCATCGCTTAGAGCCTTTTGAACTTAAGCAAGCAAATCACCGCCAAGGGTACAAAAAAGTAAGCGTAAAAACAGCCAGCGGCATAAAAAACAAACTTGTCCACCGCCTTGTATTGGAAGCATGGGCAGGTCCGTGTCCTGAAGGGTGCGTAACAAACCACAAAAACGGAATCAAGTCAGATAACCGTCTAGAGAATCTTGAGTATTGCACTCAAAGTGAAAACATGGCTCATTCTTACGGTTACGGACTTAGCCCAAAACCACCGACAGTACGTGGCTCTGAGTGCCGGTTATCAAAGCTGACTGAAGAAAAAGTCCTGGCTATGCGAGCTAGTACAGATCGCAAGCCAGGTTATGTGCGCCGCTTGGCAATTTTGTACGGAGTAACTCCGCCGACAGTATCAAAAATACTTCTGAAACAAACCTGGACACATATCTAAGCAATACTTTCAAGGCGCAGTTTTTCCTGCGCTTCAAACACATCCTGCGTGTTCATCGTCATCTTGTACGACTGCAAAAACAGCTGATTGATAACGTCAAAACTCACTTGGAGAACCTCATGAATCTCCTGCGTGCTCAGCAACTCCTCATTCCGCAGCCGCCGCACCTCAGCTGCCACCTCTTCCAGCTTCCTTACTTCCTTACCGGGCAACGCCGGATTTCCCTTTGGGGCCTCCGCTTCTACGCTGACTTCAGTCGATTTCCGAACAGGCATGAGCATGGTGCGTCTCTACGTGTTACAGGATAATCGCCACTGGCAAGAGGACGTCCCCTACGGCCAACACCTAGAACGCGCCGCCGACCTTGAACTGGAGGGCGGCCACGTTTACCACGCCAGCATCCTTCCCAAAACAAGCACCCGTCCCACACGCAGTAGACTCAAACAAAGACTTTATTGACCGTGGCCGCAGTAATCGACGCCACTCTTAGCGGAACCTCGGCCAACAGCTACGTGACGCTGGCTGCTGCCGACACCTACTTTGAAACCGTCCCCGACAGCACCACTTGGACGGACAAAACCACTGACGCCAAAAACCGCGCCCTGATCTCCGCCACACGCTGGATCGACGGCCTGAGCTTCTACGGCGACCGCTGCACCACCACCCAAGCCCTCAAGTGGCCCCGCGACGACTACACCGTTGACGGCGTAGACCTCTCCTGCACCCTCATCCCCGAGGGTATCAAGCTTGCTACCTACGAGCTTGCCCGCGCCCTCGCCAACGACACCAACGCCATCGTCGGCAGCACCGGCACCGACGGCATCTACGACGAAGTAAAACTCGGCGACCTCCAAGTCAAATACAAATCCAGCTCCACCACCTCGGGCGTCATCAACAACGTCTTCGACGTCTACCCCTGGCTCCAGTCCTACCTCGGCCCCTACTGCCCAGCTGGAGCAGCCAACTACGCCGTCCGCCTGCTGCGAGGTTGACATGAGCCGCATCGACACCACCTTCGCCCCAATTCCCGGCCCCCTCCTAACCGACTGGGGCACCAACATCACCTACATCAAATCCGCCGAAACCGAAACATACAACCCCACCACCGGCCTGGTGTACGGCGCCGAAACCACCATGACTGTCCGGGCCATCATCACCCAAGTCAACCCCCAAGAATTCGACGGCACCTACCAAACCACCGACCTCAAACTCATCATCGGCAACATCGAGCTTGGCACCTACGTCCCAAGCATCCGCGACCGCATCGAATACACCGAAAACGGCAATACAAAAACCGCCCGCATCATCAATACCAAAACAATTCGCGGCGACTCCTCCATCTATCACACCCTCATTGCGAGGCCCCAATAATGGCCAGTCTCCGCCAACTGGAACGCGATGCGTATAACTGGGCAAATAACCTTGCCCGGTATGCCGCAAAAGAAATCATGAACGGATTGGCGGAAGCCGGTCCGGCCTGGAGCGGCGAGTTCCGCGACAGTTGGGTTGTTTATGCCGCGTCCGGTGGAGTAGGCGGAGGAGAATACCCCTACAAACTATCGGACATCCCCAAACTTCCAGCAACCAAACGCGAAGTGGAGCGCAAATTAAAGTTCACGATCGAAAATATCGCCCCTCACAGGCTGGTAGCACTTGATATTGCAGATGTAGCACGCGAAGACTTCCGCTATCCGGGCAAACCTCCAATCGGTGATGTTGTAGCCCGTGGTGAACGTCCTGCCAGCGGCAAACGCGGTCAAGTCAGCGGCAGCGGTAACGCAACCAGTACCGCCCCTCTTAACTGGTATCCCTTGTTTGTTCAAGGCGGCAAAATGCAGAAAGCCCTAGAACGCGGCGTTCGCCTGGCACGACCTGAATGAACTACCAAGCCGTCCGTGCCGTACTGGAAGCCCCGCTTCTAACGGCCTACAACAATCTGGTCCCAGCAGTTCCTGTCTACTTTGACAACGTGATGAACGATGGCGCCGACAGCGCCGAAGAGTACGTCCATGTCAACATCCAGTTTGGCCTCACAACCGAAGTCGGCCTGACCACAACCTGTGACTACATCCGTGGCGTCGTAGTCATTCGCGCCTACAGCCCCAAAGGTCGCGGTCCTGCCCGCAACCAAGAACTCGTCAATATCGCATTTAACGCCCTCCAAACAATCAACAACACCCCCAAACCCGCCAGCGGCGTCTACCTCCGCACTGGTGCAATCGACGGTCCAGCCTTCAGCCCTGACTACGGCGGAACACTTCCAGATCAACAATCTCGGCGTGCATTTACGCCCTTCTTTATCTCTCGCATCGAAGCAGGATTCCAAGCCACCGTGCTCTCTTAATACTCCGAGATCACTGGAGCTAACCTGTACTAAGTCGGGCCATGCCCGCGTCCACACCCCCATAGGTACATCCAATGGCCACCGTTCTCTCGGGCACCTCCGGCGCCCTGTACTACAGCCCTGCCGGAACTTCCGTCACCACCCTGGCTGCTAGCGCCTTCCCCGCGACTGGCTCCAACATCACCGTCGGCTCCTACCTCGGCTTCAAGGTCAACGACCCCGTGACCCTGACCTACCCCGTTGGCGCCACCACCACCAACGCCATCGCCGCCGGCGCCTACTTCGTCAAAACCTATGTTGCCAGCACCGGCATCATGACCATCAGCTCGACTGCTGGTGGCTCTGCCGCTACTGCAACCGCCCTGCCTTCCGGTTTCGGCGCCAACTTCGCCAGCATCACCTACACCGCCCCGGTGGTTGTCGGATCTGTGCGCGAGTGGAGCTTTGAAATCACCCGCAGCGAGATCGACGTCACCACGATCGGCCAAGAAGTCGGTCAGTACACATCCTTCCGCGCCTACATCGCTGGCTTCGCGGATGGCTCGGGTTCAGCCACGGTCTACACGACCGATGACGACACCAGTCTGGCCAGCCGGATGATCGAGGACGTCATCCAACGCCAGCAAAACGGCGCAACGATGAAGCTCTACATCGACCGCGTTGTTGCCAGCGGCACCGTCAACGACACTCTGAGCCGCTCGATCACCGTGCCCGTGATCCTGACCTCGGCCAGCCTGACGGTCAACCCGGACGACGGCCAAAGCGTGGAAATCGCTTTCCGTCCCACCGAGGCCCCCACCTTCGACCTGTCGAAGTCCTGATAGCCTGCTGGGGCAGTCGTTTCAGCACCCAGCCCCTCACCGGGCTGGGTTTTTTCTTCTCTACTACGCTACACTGTGCCCGTCTCAAGTAACAGAATTATGGCTGCCGCCCCACGCGCCATTGACCGGCTCCGCAAGGCCGCCAACCTAGAGCCCACCAAGAAAACCGTCGAACTCAGCGACGGCTCCACCTTTGAAATGTGGATCTCCCCTCTCACAATGGCCGAGCGTGAGCGTGCCCAACGCCAGGCCAAATCCGACGACGCCACGGCCTTCGCCCTCCAACTGCTCCTACAGAAAGCCTGCGACGACACTGGCGCCAAACTGTTCAGCGCCGGCGAAATCGACATCCTCAAGAACGAGGTCAAAGACAAAGACCTCCAGACGCTGATGCTGGCAATCCTGACCGACGACACGGAAGAGATCGACACCAAAAGCACTTGAAGCAGACCTAAAAAAAGACGGCTACCTCCAGACCCAGTTCTACATTGCGGAAAAACTCGGCCTGACCTTGGCCGAACTCCGTGGCCGCATGACCGACCAAGAACTGATCGGCTGGAGCGTCTACTTCAAGATCCGCAGCGACGCGGAACAGGCCGCCTACGAAAAGGCCAAACGCCGCCGCTAACCCGGCGGCTTTCTTACGGGATAGACTTCTAGCAGCCTAGACGCACTCAAGTGGCCTCGTACTCTGCCGTAATTGACGTTCGAGTACAAGGTCAAAACGACCTGAAAGCAGTTGCCGATAATGTTGGGCGCCTCGAAAGTTTAATCCGCAAAGTAAAACCTGTTCCAAATTTATTCGATAGAAGGGCCACAGAGGACGTAAAAGAGCTTAAAAGAGGACTAGAAAACCTCGTTAAAGCATACGCGGATGGCAATACACGTATAGCAAAATTTTCTAGTTCTATAGCTGGAGTATCGCAGCAACTAAGTACATTTAACGCGATTGCAGCCAATGCAAAAGTAGGATCCGAGCAGTTTACAAATGCACTGACTGCTGCTGCGCGTGCATCAAGCAACCTACTTACTAAAGAACTTGAGCGATTCTCTACTTTACAGCAAATATACCAACGTCAACCGACAGCTGGGCTGAGTACGCAAGATCAAGGTCCATCAAAACTTGTTAAGGATCTCATTGATCTACGAAATACTGTCCCGAATAGTGTGTCTGCTCTAGAGCGTTACCAACGCGAACTACTGGACGTACAAAATACTGTGTCCATGACCAGTGTTGAGTACCGCGAGCTTGCACAAGCTATTCGCCAGACAGACGTTGCACTGGGACGCGGCGGCCAGTTCGGTCCCGCAGCACCTCCAGTCCAAGGTCCGCGTTTACCGGGCAACTTGGGCGGGGGCATGAACCTTCCCCCTGGTATGCAGCGCATGGGTAAACCTCCAGCTGCTCCAGCTGCCGGAGGTATTAAAGGGATGCTCCAGAAGCCTGGCGTAGCAGATGCGCTAATTGGCGGTTCGTTCCCGTTGCTGTTCGGCGGTGGCCCTGGAGCCGCTTTAGGTGGCGCAGCTGGTGGCTTTATCGGTGGCGCCATGGGCGGCCCACTCGGCATGGCGCTCAGCCTCGCCATGTCCGCCGTCGGCCAACAGCTAGATGAAGCTATGGCCAAAATTATGGAACTACAGAAAGCCATAAACGGCTTAAACGTAGATGCTCTGCGCGAAAGTTTCATCGTCGTTAATGCGGAACTTGATGGCACCATTCGCCGTCTAATAGAGGCAGGCAAATATGATGAGGCCCGTGCTGCTGCCGCCGAAGCCGTAGCCCTGCAGACTGGCGCTGTAGGAACGGCAGTAGAAGATAGCGCCAACGCCACAAACGGCCTGGCTAACTCCTGGAATGAGTTAGTCGGAACAGTTAGTACGACACTTTCCTTGCTTGGCGCACCCTTTGCTGCCGCACTAGCTCTAATTCTTGAAGGTGTAAATTTAATCGCTAAAGGGTTTAATTTTTTAGTGTCTGGCGTTGGGCAGTTACTGAAAAGCGGAGTAGAAAAACTTATTGGCTTGCTACCAGGCGGACAGCAAATTCTTAAAAATATCCAAACTACTGTGAAAGGTATTTCTGAAGAAAACGAAAAAATCAAGGCCCAAGCCGAAGCTGAGATCGAAGCCTACGATCGCAAACTCGGCCTCGCAATTCGCCTGGAGCAAATCGACAAACAGCGCACAACAAATGTTTCCCTTATGGGTAAACTTATCAACCTCGAAGCCGATCGCCAAGAAAAAATCGCAAATATTCAATCTACAACAGAACAAAAGCGCATTGATACCAGAACAAAACTAAAAGGTGTAGATGACGCACTACTTAAAACATTGTTAGGGCAAATAGATGCAGAAGAGAAAAATGCAATAAAAGCAGTAGATCGTGCTAATGCTCGTCAGCGAGAGCTGGCAATCACCCAAGAAATCCTGGCACGCGACCAGCAGCGCATCGCACTGTTCCAGCTGGAAGCTCAAGCAACTGCCGCTCGTCAAACAGCCGCAGCACAAATTACCCAAGCAGGAATCCAGCAGCTGGAGCAACGTAAAGGAATCGCCAGCTCACTCCAAGCCGAACTTGGCATCATCAACCAAATTGCCACAGCAAAAACCGTCGCTGCTCAACAAACTTACGAAGCCGCTGTCCGTGAACAAACCGTCGCAGTCGAAACCGCTGCACTGGAACTGCAGAAAGTTGAAAATCAAAACGCGCGTATCGGCGGTATGACGCGCGAAGTAGAACTTGCTACGCAGCAATACAACACAGCCTTACAAGTACGAGATGCTGTAATCGCTGGCGCACAAGCCACAGAACAAGCCGCTATTTCCGCAGCCAACCTGGAGCAACGCATGAGCACCCTGGCAGCTTATGCAGCAGAGTTTGGCCGCGCCACGGCTATTGCCAAACTTGCTCTCGACGCACAACTAAACACAGTAAATAACACTGCCCGCCTTACAAATGAACTGGCAAATGCCTACAACACAATCAATAACACAATTATTGCCGGCCTGCAAGCTGAACTACAACGCAACATTACAACGGAAAGGCGTCTAGAAATTTTAGGCATGATTCGAGACATTGAAATTATCAATGCTCGCAATACACTATTCGCAACTAGAGCACAGATTCAAGCAGAAGTACAACGTATCGTGCTAGCAGCACGCTCCGTTGAACTGGAATACGCACGAGCCAAAGCCTTGATGCAACAAGCTGCAGCTCAAGGTCTACTTAACGAATATTATATTCAAGCTGTACGAGAACAAGAAAACGCTTTGCGTATTGCTTACGATAACTTAGCCGTAGCACAGCAAATAGCGGCTGCTCAAAATCGTGCAGCTGATGCAGTATTTAATAGTGCCGTACAAGCTGCAAACCTCAAATTTGAAACAGAATCCGCTGCCGCAGCTGCCGGAAAATATGCAAACAACATGACAGAAGCCGCAAATGCACTCAACACTACATCTAGCTCGAGCGGCGGTACCGGTAACAACCAACTATCTGGAACATCCGTATTTTTTAACAGAGGAACAAACATACTAAAAGCAGCACCTATTAACAATCTTACGGCAGAAGGACTTGCACAAACGCGCACAAATACACTGCAATCAGAAGCAGCACTAACTTCTTCGCAAACACCTTCCACTTTGTTTAGTTCTACGCCAGATTACGGATCTACGCAATCTGGTGCAAGCGATACAAATATCAACATCACCACCGGCCCAGTGGTGGAGTTCGATGGAACCAAGTATGTTACTCTTGCCGACCTTGAAAGCGCCATGCGAAGCACTGTCAGCGGTATCGTCGGTAGACTCCGCACACCTTCAGCCCGCATTGCCCTCGGTATGAGCTGATGCGTGCCCAATCCCAATACCTCCGCATCTACGACGCCGGCGGCACCACTTACAGCCGCTGGCAGTCGTACTACGCCAATGACAGCGTGACCTGGGCAGGGGCTCAGTGGTTGTACGTCCCGTTCATCGCTGACGGCATTACCGCCGGCATCAGTGGCGACGAATCCAACGTCACCGTCACAGCCGCCGCCACCAGCATGGTGCTGACTGCATTTGAGACAGCTATGCGCGAGGGCCGCTTAGTGGACCTCAGCATCTACCAGTTCGACACGCAGGAAGGCAATGACTTTCCACAAGCCGCCCAAGAACTTGTTGCCGCCTACGTGGGCCAAGTTGTCGGTGGCCGCAGCACCCTTACCAGCCTTACCCTACAACTAGGGTCTGCACTATCCCCGGTTGGGGCGCAAGTACCCCCTCGCAAGTTCACCACAGCAATCATGGGCCAAGGAGTACGCGAATGAGCTGGATCTCCGCTACCGATCCCCTAGTACTTCTGGCAATCCAAGCCGGCCAGATCAATACGCCGTCATCTAAAAGTTCTGTCCGCGTCTACAGCACCAGTGAACTTGAAACCAGTCAAAAATTTATACAGCTAGGCGACCCCGTACCAATCGTATTCGCTCGTTTTCGTAATAATAAAGGCGGCATCCTAGTTAGCCCTAGTGCCAGCGAAGCCGCTTATTTCAACAATCCCTACAATACAACAAAAGCCCACTACCACTTACCTGTAAGCGAGGGGCTGATTTCCAGCGTCCCAGTAAAAGATGTATTCCAAGGCGCCTGCCGCGTCGGGATGCACACCCAAACATACAACCGCCGTGCTGGGACATGGCCGCCAGGCAACTACATCCTCCAGCGATTCGATCTCACAGATCCTTTCAATCCTGTTCCCTACGACAAACCGGAAGCCCCCTATTTCTGTGGGAGCGTGGGACTGTATCCCAACATCAGCACGGTTAGTTTTATCAGTCCGTACTACCCGGATGGCTCTGATCGCTACAAGCGTCAAATCCACCTTTTCATTCGTGGTGGCATGTACGTCACTCGGCTGTACGACAACGTATATGGCCCGAGCGACAACTTCGCCGATCTCACAAAATGGTTGCTAGTAAATACATCTCGTACCCCGAGCGCGATGATAGATAACACAGCACTGTTATCTGCCGCCACATTCCTGGAGTACAACAGTTTTACCTGTAACTGCGAGCTTAAAACCAGTACAAACTTCTCTGATTTACTTGCCAAATGGGCGCCGTATTTTCTGCTTGGGGAAAGCAATAACGGAGGTAAAAAAGGTCTACGACCTCTACTTCCTACCACAGCTACTGGCGCTATCGACGTAGGACCGGTAACTCCAGAATTCACGTTCACCGAGGACTATATTCTTCCTGGCAC